AAGACAGTAGATCAACTGTTTCGAGAGAAGCTCCGGGGAATGGGCTGGAGTGAGGAACGCATCGCAAGTGCCCGGCGAAGGACTCAGGCAAGCATGGATGGACAAATCAGCATCGATGAACCGTTTGAACGCTTCCTGGAACGCAAGGGAGTCGATTTTCAGAACAAGCAACTCGGCAAGGGAAAAGCGGAACTCTTCAGACGCGGACTGGTGCGCGATCTTTCTACGCTGCTCGACTTTCGTGGCAATCCGCTCACGTTAAAACAACTGCGGGCGCAATTCGGGGGCCAGCCATGAAAAAAAAGACCAAGACCCAAAAGAAGGTCGCCGCGGTCATGCGCGAGTTCCACGCCGGAAAACTCCACAGCGGCTCCAAACGCGGGCCAAAAGTGCGGAGTCGGAAGCAAGCTCTGGCCATCGGCTTCGCGCTCGCCCGCCGTCGCAAATAGGGGTTGCTTGACTTTTTTTCATTTTGGTTTTTTATAATCAGCAGATTCTTTTTTGTGGGGGCGCAGCATGAAGCTCAAGACTCGGGTCACCTCGTTGGACGATGTACCCGAAGCCTATCGTGACAAGTACACGCAAGCCGAAGACGGCAAGAGTTGGACTCTTGACGAATTCGAGTTTGAAGAGACGACGGGCTTGAAAGCCAATAACGAGCGGCTCCTCAAGCAGCATAAAGCCTCACAAGAAGAGCTCAAGGCGCTGAAGGCCTCCCTCGGGGATCTCGACCCGCAGAAAGCCCGTGACGCGCTCAAGAAACTCGAAGAACTTGAGAATAAATCCTTGATGGACGAAGGCAAGTTCGAAGAACTGTTTACCAAGCGCACGGAATCGATGAAACGCGATCACGAGGCGCAAGTCAGCAAGATGACGAGTTCGTGGGATGCAGACAAGGAGCGGATCAAGGCCCTTGAGCAGAAATTGCAGATGACGCTCATCACCAGTGACTTGCGGAAGAACGCGACAGAGCTTGGCATTGAGGCGGGCATGATTCCCTTCCTTGAGTTGGCGGCGGAGAAGGTATGGGCGTTGGATGAGGAAGGCAAAGCGGTATGGAAAGACAACGGCTCGGTGCGCTACGGCAAAGACGGGCGCAACCCGGCGACGATGAATGAGTATTTGCAAGAATTGATCTCAACCAACCCGTTGTTACTGAAAAGCAGCAATGGGAACGGGAGTCATGGCAACACCGGGCGGGGCCAGGGTGTGCTGAGTATCTCTCGCAATGACCTGCGCGATGTGAATAAGTATCAGGCAGTGAAAGAGGAAGCCGCCAAACGCGGCATTCCCATGAATCAAGTGCAAGTGACGGAATAACCTCCCCCGTCACTTTCCCGCTCCCGGCGCGTTGGACGTGTAGGGCGCGGACCTTTTCTTCCGCGCAGCTGTTGGGCGGCTGCATGACAACAGAATGTTGTCCTCCTGTCGGGCAGGTGGACCAGAACACCGGCTCTCTTCTGAAGGGAGCACGACAGAGGACACAATGGCCAACACCCTCGGCGCGTATTCTCCCATCTTCTACGCGCAAGAATTCTTAATCCATTTACGAAAAAATCTCGGCATGGCTTCCCGCGTACATCGCGGTTTCGAGGCCGAACGCAACAGCTTTGGCATGGGCGAGACGATCACGATTCGCAAACCCTCGACGTTCGTGGCCTTAGATGCCCCATCGAGCTCGCAGAACCTCGATACACAAGTTGTGAACATTGTCCTGAATCAGTGGAAAGAGGTGAAGTTTGAGTTGACGGATAAGGAGCGGGCCTTCACGAACGAGCGGATTATTGCCGAGCATATTGACCCCGCCTCGTATGCGACTGCCGATACCATCGACCAATCTCTCGTCGCGCTCTCTCGGGATATCCCCTGGGTGTCTGACTATGGCTCGGCCACGGATCACACTGTGATTACGGCGGCGCGCAAAGTGATGTTCGACAATCAGGTGCCGATGGATGGTATGTGGCACTACATGATCGACAGCACCTTGGAAGCGGGCTTTCTCAATGCCTCCACCGTGCTCGTCGGGACTGCGCCTACCGCCACCGAAGGAGCATTACTGCGGGGCTCGCTCGGCATGCGCTATGGGGTGGAAATCTTCGCTAATCAGAACGTGTTGTCCTACACCCCAGGCACGGCCTCGCAAGCGGCCGGCGATAAAGCGGGCGCGGTCAACGTCGCGGCAGGTCTCGCCAAAGGTGCCACCTCGGTCGTGGTGAGTGGCTTTACTGGATCAGAAACGATCAAAGCGGGGGATAGCTTCAGCATTGCCGGGAACACGCAGAAATACGCCGTGACGGCAGACGTGACCTTGAGTGGCGGTGCTGGTACGCTCAGTTTTACCCCGCCGACCGTGCAAGCCTACGCCAACAGCTCGGTGATTACGCTCACAACCGCCGCCAATGATGCCGCGCACAACGTGAGCCTCATGTTCCATCGCAACGCCTTTGCTTTAGCGATGGCGCAATTGCCGATGGATCTCCCCGGCGCCGAAGCCTTCACCGCAAGTGATCCCGTGACTGGTCTCTCGGTCCGAGCCCGGCGCTTCTACGATGGCAACAACTCGAAACTCTTCATGGCGCTCGACGTGCTCTACGGCGTCAAGACGCTCGATCCCAATCTCGCCGTTCGTTCAGAAACTTGAGGAGAATAACAATGTCCGAAGCAGTACCAACAGTAGAAATTGTCAACCCGGATAATCCAGACGAGAAACTGATTCTCAATCAGGCGGATTACAACCCCGAGGAACATACCTTGTGGGAAGACAAGGACAAGCCCATGGCCCAAGGGAGGCCACAAGAAGCTGCAGCGCCACCGAAGGCACCGTCGAGTGCGGCGGCTCCTGACAAGAGTCCTGGCGAGAAAGAACCGGCAGCGGCGCCCGCGAAGAAATAGCGAGCCCCCGACGGAGGGGCCTAAGGAGAGCAAATCATGAGCTTTGTACTCAAAACCAGTGATATTGGCGCGATGGCCAGCGGGCGGCATACGACCGTGGCAGCGAGTGATTCGGTCACCACGGGACTGCGCGAAGTGACGTATGCCACCGCCACACTGCAAAGTGACCCGATTCTTGCGGTCTCGAACGTCACGGTGGATATTCCCGATCAAATCGCCAATCCGGGCAAGATTACGATCAAGACCTGGAAAGCGACGAGCGCGAGCGACACCACGCCGATTGCGGCGACCACGTTCAGTAAAAATGTCCAGTGGATCTGTTACGGTCGCTAACATAATGTGATGTATGGCTGTTGTACTCGATGCTACACCGGGCGGAGCGACGAGCAATTCCTACGCCACTCGTGCAGAGGGAGATGCGTATCACGCCGCGCATCTCTGGCCCGAGACGTGGAACAATCTGCCGGACGAGCAGAAAGATGTGGCGCTGGTCCACGCGACGCGGGTGCTGGATGAAGAAGTCGCATGGCTTGGGACCAAGACCACACGGGAGCAAGCGCTCCGCTGGCCGCGCACGGGCGTGCCGGAAATCGATCCGCCCTATTATATCGACCCGACGATTATTCCGGTGTGGCTCAAGAACGCGACCGCAGAGTTGGCGCGGCAGTTAGCAGTGGAAGATCGGACCGCAGATCCCGACATGTTGGAATACAAACAAATTACCGTCGGTTCGTTGTCGCTCACGAAAGACGAGAACAGTACCCAACAGGTGTTACCGAATAGTGTTCTGACGATGGTTGAACCCTATGGCTCGATTAGCTCCAGTGTCAGTAGTGGCGGCATGGGCATGATGAAACTGATGCGCGCATGACCACAAGAAGGGTACACGTGAAAACTATTGCATTGTTTGCTCTCTTATTGTTCTTGCCGCTGGTCGCTGCTGGTGACGTAGTGGACGTGGATAGCGGGGCCACAGGCGGATTTGTTGATGTCACCTCAACGTCCGCAGGGGTGCGGGTCGGCCCCGATGCGATTCGGACCGCCATCCGGGTACGGACGCAGGCCAATGCCGCGGTGCCGGTCTGTTTCAATTATGTGGACCGCACGGCAAGTTGCGCCACTGGCCTCACCAATCCTGATGCAGCGGGCTACTGCGCGTATCCCGGCGAGACCTACATTTATCCCGTAGCCGAAGAACACTGGCGCGGGCAGCTCTGCGCGATTCTGTTGAGTGGCCCGGCCACGGTGCGCGTGTCCTATAATGCATGGTGACACTATACCCCGAAGGAGGGTACACAGTGGCTTTGAATCCTGGCATCTTTCAACGCGGCGCGATCACGGCCTTTCGCATTGCGGGTACCATTCCTGAAGCCTGCACACTCTGTAAACTCGCCTACGATGCCCAGGGCCAGGGGACCGGGGGCTATGCGGCGGCAGTCTCGTTTCGCGCACTACGTGAGACCTACAGCCACGAGAAGATTGATAACGTGAACGTGCTGGCGCAGGATCGGCTCTATCTTGTCCCGATGCTAGACCTCAATGGCCTCGTGCCCATTGAGGATGACCTGCTCGATTTCGGCAATAACGATCTATGGACGATTAAGCGAGTGAGTACGGACCCCGCGACGGCGACCTATTCACTGCAAGTGAGGAGACCGTAATGGCGGAAGGGACGGTCCTCGAATTCACCGCAGACCTGAAGGAGTTGAGTCGGGCGCTCAATATCACCGTGCAGCAAGGAGCGCGATTAACGACGCTCAAGGTTCACAATGGCCTCATCGAGAAAACGCCTGTCGATACTGGTCGCGCACGTGGTAGTTGGGGAATTAGTGTGGACACGCCGGGCACGTATGAGTTACCAGAAGGCCAATTTGGCGCAGAGGGTGGGGCAGCACTTGCCCGCATGGAGCAACGCAATTTGGAGCAAGTGACGGAGGAGAATCCATTTAGGGAGATTTGGATCAGTAACTTGCTCCCGTACATAGAGCGATTGAACATGGGGTCATCTAAGCAGGCTCCGGCTCAATTTGTCGAACTAACCATCGCAGAAGTCGCAGCCGAGATCGATGCCCAGCTCGAAGCGATAGCCGAAGCGAATCTGAGGGAATGAGATGGGCTGGGAAAATGAACAGACGGCGATTCGCGCCAAGTTTGACGGCTGGACGGCCACAAGAATCCGCTGGCCAGGCACGCCCTTCAGCGAGCCAGCATCAGCATACATTGCCGTGCATGTGCTGAACGGCGAAGGGCAAGAGTTGACCATCGGGATGCCAGCGCAACGAAGGCATGTTGGCGTGGTCTCGGTGCAAGTGTTCGATAAAGAAAACAATGGTCAGACGACCATTGCGCAACTCGCAGATCAGATTGAGGCGCGATTCATCAATGCCAATAGTCAAGATGTTCTTTCAGGAACCGAGACCATTTCTTTTGAACAACCCAGTCTCTCTCCTGAGCAGGTTATACAGGGTTGGAGACAAAAAAACGTAACAATTCCTTTTTACAGGGATGAATTTAAATAGTCGGGTTCTTATGTTTTACAGGTTCCGTCAAGGCACGTTCGATAGGCCAGCCATACGACAAGCGGCTACGAAGACGCTGAACGGGTATCTGCGTCAAATCTGCCCATTCTGGAATAGTCAATCTTTGATTAGCAAATGTGAGATATTGGGTAATACGCCGATTATTCGCTTGTTGTTTGGCTGTAGCCCATCGAACATTGTGCGGAGCATATGGCCCTGTGGGGTCTGGAAAACGATCCAGGGAATGTTTCGGACTGGGCGGATCGCCTACGTCTTTGTAGAACCTCTCGAACGAAGATTTCCACGCCCGACAAACGATCACTCCGCTGCCGCCGTACAAGCTGTAGTTACTAGCATTGGGATTATAGCACCGTTGTCGCATACCTGCCCAAATGCTGTAGACGCGGCTACGGGACAAGCCATGTGTTTGAGTAAAACGTTGACCGCGCGCCTTCTCCTTGTTCAAGCAACCGCAAGATTGTGTTCGTCCGTTTACAACGTTGGTCGCAAGTACGCGGGTGTGATTCCCACAAGTACACGAACAGACAAGGATTACTGGTTGCCCGTGGGAAGTTTTGAGTTTCATCAAAACGGTCAATCGTCCGTAGTGTTGACCAACATAATCGGTCCCGTAAGAAAGACAGCCACACGATTTCGTAGAACCAGAAAGCAAGTTGCTGGTTTGATGGATCTTCAGGGATCCGCAATCGCAACGGCATTGATACATCGGAGTTCCAAACAAATTATTTGTTTCTCGCGAGATCACCAACCAGGCACCAAATCTACGCCCGGTCAAGTCTTCTGCGGTACGAAGACATCCGCAAGACAAAGTTGCGCCGTCTTTCAAGTGGTCAGCCCGGACAATCAGCGTA